AGCGGAACAAGGGCGAGGGCGCCCTCGTCGGCGCCCTCTTCGGGGTGGCGACCAGCGACGTCGCCAACGGTGCAGCGGGCGAGTTCATGATCACCGGAGTTCACAGCCTGGTGAAGGCCGGCTCCCAGGCGTGGACGGTGGGCGCCCTCATCTACTGGGACAACACGAACAAGAACTGCACCAACGTCTCGACGTCCAACACCCGGATCGGTGCGGCCATGGTCGCGGTCGGCTCCGGCGCGGGCGAGACGATCGGCGTGGTCCGCCTGAACGGGATCGCGACTCCGACCGGCGCGTAGCAGGCCCGTGGCCTTCCCGGACCTACTCGCCGGAGCTGACCGGGCCGCCCTGACAGTCCTGGGCGGCCCGGTCGTCTACGCGGCCCAGTACGGGGCGCCAGTCGCGGTCCGCGGCGTCTTCGATGCGGCCTACGTCAGGACGGACGCGCTGCTCGGGTCGGCGAGCGGGTCGGGGCCGGCCGTCTTCCTGCGGCTCGCCGATCTCCCGAGCGACCCCGCCATCGATGTGGACCCGACGGTGACGGTGGCGGGCGTGGAGTACCGGGTGCGAGAGACAAGGAAGGACGGGATGGGCGGTGTGGTGCTGCTTCTCAACGAGCGTGACGCGTGACCCGCCAGGAAATCAGGCACGCCGTGGTGAAGCTCCTCGAGAACAAGACGAGCGCTCAGGAGCGGGTCTTTGCCACGAGGGAGGCGCCCTGGCGGAACGTGGAGCTTCCGGGCATTGCCGTGTACTCGCTCGAGGAGCAGGCGCCGAGAGCCGCCTACGAGCCGATCGTCTCGGACCGCAACCTGACCATCGCGGTGCTCCTCGTGGTGAAGCTCTCCGACGGGGTGGACGACGCCCTCGACGCCATGGCGCTACAGGTCGAGAGCGTGATGCGTGCCGACCCGACGTTCGGCGGAGCGGCGATGGCGTCCAGGTACACAGGCTGCCAGATCGAAGTCGCCGCGGAGCAAGAGCGCCCGGTCGGCGTGATGCGGATGACCTACGAGGCGAGGTACGCCCCCTGACAAGCAGGAACGACTAGGAGACGAACATGGCCATCCACGGCAATTTCATCGGCAGCGGGGTGCTCTTCCTGAGGGACACGAGCGGCAACGCCTACCCGGCGGGCCAGCTCACCGACGTCTCGATCGACGTCACCAACGACGTCAAGGAGCTCATCGCCGACAAGAAGTACGCGGTGCTGACGGCCGAGACGGCGAAGAAGGTGGCCGTCAAGGCGGGGTTCGCGCAGCTCTCCAGCGCGCTCGTGAGCGCGGTGATGGGCGGCACGAGCGCGACCGGGAGCAAGCGGATCGGCACGGTGTCGAAGACGTTCTCCGGCTCGAGCGCGACCGTCGCGGCGGCCGACGTGGGGAACCCGGCCGGCTTCGCCTTCGTCTCCGACCTGGGCGTCGCCTACCAGACGACCGGGCAGCCGCTGAAGTACAACTCGGGGACCCTGGCAGCGACCGGCGAGTACAAGAACACCGCCGCCGTCTACAGCTCGGGTTCAGGAGAGGCCACCCTCGCCGCGGCCATCTCCTTCCTCTACTCCATCACCGCCGGTGAGGCGAGCACCATCAGCAACACCGCGATCGGGCTCTCGACCTACTTCTCCCTGTACCTCCAGGAGCAGACCACCCAGGCCGACGGAACCGTGCGCACGGTGACGTTCAAGTTCAACGCCGTCTCGATCCCGAAGCTCTCGCTGGGCTTCAAGAACACCGACTTCGTGGCCCAGGACCTAGAGCTCTCGGTGTTCCCGGATGCCGCCGGCGTGGTCGGGGAGATGTCCGTCAGCTAGCGCACGCAGAGGAGGGGCCCATGGCGAAGTACCCGGGCGTCACCATCACCGTCGCGGGGGAGGAACTGGTCGTCCCGGGCATCTCCCTGCGCCAGGTGCGCGAGTACCACGAAAGCGGGCGCCTCGATCGTGTGCTCGCCGTCTGGGACGCGGCGGATGTACCGGCCCGCCGCGCCGAAGCGCTGACCATCATCCACGAGACGATCAGGCGGAATCACCCCACCCTGGCCGTCGACTTCCTTGAGGCGGCGTTGGCCGAGCGGGACCTGGCCGAGCTCCTCAAGATCATCCTGACGACGTCCGGCTTCGAGCGAAAGGAGAAGGAGGGACCCGCCGACCCTCCCCGGAGCCCGTAGACTTCCGGCGCATCTACGGGCGCGTGTGCACCACGCTGGGTATCACGCCAGTAGAGGCAGGCGAGCTGTGCTGGCGTTCGGTCCAGGAACTGGCCCACTACTGGGCGACCAAGCCGCCCCTGCACGAGATGGTCGCCGCCTACTTCGGGATCAAGGACACAGCAGACCAACCTCGGAAGCCACTCGACGTGAACGAGATGCGGGCGAAAGGTGAAGCGATGATGCGCGCGTTCGACCGAGGGGACAAGGTGAGGCTGGCCTGATGGCGAACGCTGCGGACGTCAACATCTCTCTGCGCGTCAGCGACGGCCCCGTCAAGGAGGCCGACGCGAGCGTTCGTCAGCTCCTCAGTACCCTGAAGATCGGGCTCCCGGACGCAGCCCACAAGGCGGCTGCAGGCTCCAAGGGATTTGAGCAGGCCCTCAAGGAAGCGCGGGCGGAGATCAGGCAGAGCGATCGGCTCGTCAACTTCTACGTCCAGCAGATCGCTGAAATAGCCCCCGTCTCGGGGACCGCAAAGGCCGCCCTGGCCGGCACGGCTGGCGTGATGCTGGAGCTCGGTCAGGCCGCGGCCCGCGGCTTCGCCCCCCTCGCCGTAGCGATGCTCGCCTTCGAGGGCATCAAGGCCGTCGCCGGGGTGATGTCCTCCCTCGGCGAGGAAGCGAAGAAGGCGCAGGAGGAGATCAACAAGCTCTATGCCGAGCTGGTGAAGCTCAAGGCTGCTGGCGTGGGCATCACCGGAGGTGGCGAGTTGGCGGTCGCTGGGGCCGACGTGGCCGCCAAGGAGGCGCGGGCAGCGGAACTGCGCCGCCGCATCGAGGAGGACAGGGCAGCCAATGCGGGTTTTGCTGGGTACACGCGAGCTGAGCAGGAGGAGCTGGCAGCCCTGGAACGAGTGCTTCCGCTTCTACGGCAGAAGGTGGAGGAGCTTGGGCGTCAGCACCAGGTGAAGCTCGATCTCGCCCGTGCCGAAGCGTCCGAGAAGGCGCGCGCCGGACAGACCGAGCGTGCAGGCTCCATCCTGGAGAAGGACCGGCAGGCTGCGAAGGCTGCGGAGGAGGCGGCCAGGGCCGAGGAGAACAAGCTCGCCAAGCTGACCACTCAACTGGCGGTAGTCCAGGCCCGCGATGATCTGGAGAGGGCCGAGGTGGAGCGCCTTGGCAAGATGGTCGAGTTGCAGACCCAGCTCGCCAACGGCACCGTTACGCAGGCAGCCTTCGCCCTCGAGGCCGCCCTGGCGCAAGAGCAGTACTTCGGCTCCGTGCAGAAGGCGATCGCGGCCCAGGAGGCAGCCGACGCCAAGCACCGCTTGGAGTTGGCGCAGCAGAACGCCGATCTCTACCGCGGCCAAGCTCTGCAGGCTGCGGACAGCGGGGTGAACGAGTCGGCCGGGCAGGACCTCGGGAAGAACCTCTCCCAGTCCGTCGTCGAGGCCCAGAAGAACGCGGCCGAGGCGGCCAAGCGCTACTCGACCCAGGTCCGAAACGAGTGGCAGGCCACGGGCGACGCCATCGCGGATTCGTTCCGGGCGGTCGGACAGGCCATCGGCGGGTCGGTCGGCTCCAAGATCGCGGTGGTCGGATCTCTCATCTCCCAGATGGTGGCGTTGGCAGTCGCCAATCAGGGGCAAGGGGACCCCTACTCGGCGTTCGGGCGTGTCGCTGCGATGGCCGCCCTGATGGTGAGCACCCTCGCCTCGCTGCCGAAGTACGACGTGGGTGCCTGGAAGATCGGCAGCGACCACGTGGCGACGGTTCACCGCGGGGAGATGATCGTGCCCGCTCGCGACGGTCAGGCCGACGCGATGCGTGAGCTGCTGTCCAGGGGCGGCGACGGCGGCTCCACGTTCAACATCTACGCCCTGGACGCGAAGTCGTTCCGGGACGGCCTCCGCGCCAACCGCGGTGAGCTTCGGTCCGTCTTGGTCGAACTGGCCCGCGAGGGGAGGCTGTAGGCCGTGAGCGCTTCGGTGTTCCCGACGTTCGCCGGCATCCGCCCAGGCCACGGCCGGGCGGCCGAGTTCTTCACCGACGTCTTCTCATCTTTCTCGGGCCGCGAGCAGCGCACGATCTGGTGGTCCAGGCCCCGATGGCGCTACCAGCTCTCCCTCGACTTCGCCCGCTGTCGGGCGGTGGACGCGATCGCCGAGGCCGAGACGCTGTGGGGCTTCTACCAGGCGCACGCCGGATCCGGTGACTCGTTCCTGTTCCTGCCCGAGGGGGAGGAGGTCTCCGGCTGCGGCTTCGGAGTCGGTGACGGAACCACCACCGCATTCCAGCTCCAGCGATCGCTGGGAGGTGCGCTGCCGACGACCTACGAGTCCCTCGCTGTGCCCACGGTGCGCCGCCGCAACTACGCCTGCAACCTGGCCAGCGTCACGAACTCCCAGGGCGGCACCGGCGTTCTCCCGGTGCTGACGAACAACGCCGGAATCGGCCCGGATGGCACGCCGACGGCGATGCGGGCGGTGCTCAACCTGGGGGGCGGCTCGTCCGGGAGCGACTGGTCCGATGTCGTGCTGGGGCTGAATCTCCTTCCGACTGCTGACGGATCGTCCTACACGGCGAGCGTGTGGTTGCGGACGTTGGCCGGCACGGCACAGGTTGCGGTGCGGGCGCGCCAGACGTATCGCGTGGTGACGGTCACGACGACGTGGCAACGCTTCTCGGTCACCGCTCCCCACGGTTCGAGCGACCGCACTGCGCTGTCCGTGATCCTCGTCGGAACCCTGGGCACGTCGGATACCGCGGAACTGCTGGTCTGGGGGCCGCAGTGCGAGCTCGGCTCGGTCGCCACCTCGACCATGAACGCGAACACGGACGGGACCCTGTCCTCGACTCCGTCCTACTGGCCGGCTCTCGGTGGCGGCTTCGAGCCGGTGACCGACCCTGCTCCGGGATGGTACCCCACCCTCGACGGCGACGGCCTCGGGTTGCGGACGCTCTACCCGTTCTCGCGCACCAACCTCGTCACCTACAGCAACACGCTGTCGGACGCGTCCTGGGTGAAGCCACGCGTAACCGCGACTGGTGGGCAGGCTGGAGCGCCAGATGGCACTGCCACTGCATGGCTGGTACAGGAGGACAACACCGCCAGCGCGACCCATGCGCTCACTCACTCGATGACTTGGCCGGCCGGCACGCGCTGCTGGTCGGTCTACGCCAAGGCGAAGGAGCGGACGCGAATCAAGCTCGCACGGTCCAGCGACTCGGCCGGCGTGATCTTCGACCTGACCACGGGCTCCATCGTCTCTTCGGATGCCGGGTTCACGGGTGCCATCGCGCCCGCCGGGGGAGGGTGGTACCGTTGCTGGATCGTCAAGTCGCTTTCTGCCGCGGACAGCGACACCATCTGCCCGCACCTGGTGTCCGGGGTGCTCATCAGCTACTCCGGTGACGGGACCTCCGGTCTCTACCTCTGGGGCTTCCAGGCCGAGATGGGCTCCTCGCCCGGCGACTACATCCCGACGACCACCGCAGCGGCCAGCCGCACCGACTACACCATCTCAGCCACCGGCCTGGTGACGTGCGCGGTGGCCCCGAGGACGAACGCCCAGCTTGCGTGGACTGGATCGGCGTACCGGAGGTGCCGCTTCGAACAGGACTCCCTGTCGCTCGAGCGCATCCTGGCCGGTCTGTGGTCTGGTAAGGGCATCGCCCTCCTCTCCGTGAAGTAAGCGAATGCGCGCCGCCTCCGGCTCGATCCAGACGCTCCTCTCGGGCTCCAACGTGGTGGCGCAGCTCCACCTCTACACGCTGACCCTGCTCTCCGGGTCGGTGCTCCGCTGGACCGACGCCGACGCCGACGTGAGCTACGGCGGCAACGTCTACGCCTCCATCCCCATCCGCTTCGATGCCATGCGCAGCGTGGTCGGTCTAGAGATCGCCTCTGCGCGGGTGGCGGTGGGGTCTCAGACGCTGATCGCTGGGGTGGCGCTGCACGTTATGGCGCTTCGAGCCAGCTTCGACAACGCCACGCTCAGGGTCGAGCGGTGCTACCTCGCGGACTTCAAGGCCGCGATCGACCCGGTGCTCCTGTTCGTCGGGGTAGTCGAGGAGGTGCGCCCGACGCCATCGGCCACGGAGCTGCTCGCGAAGAGCAAGCTGGTCACGCTGAGGCGTCCGGCGGGTCGCGTCATCCAGCCTTCTTGCCCCTACCAGCTCGGCGACGCGGCCTGCGGCGTGAACCTCGCCACCTACCAGGAGGCCCGGACGGCGGCCTCGGGATCCACGACCTCGGCCGTCAACGTGACGGTGGCGCCCACCCTGGCCGTCGCGGCCGGGTGGGTGACGTTCACCAGCGGTCTCCTCGCGGGCCAGCGAGCGACCATCGCCGGCGTGTCCGGGTCGACGCTGACGCTGGCCGTGCCGCTGGTGACCGCTCCGACCGCAGGCGACGGGCTCACCATCACGCGCGGCTGCGACAAGACGCGGCAGACTTGCCGCACGGTGTTCTCGAACCTGGCGCGCTTCGGCGGCTTCGCGGACATCCCCGCCGACGATGAGGAGGTCTAGCCCGTGTCCAGGGACCCGCTCACTGGTGGTGGAGGTGGTGGCGGTGCCGACCGTGGTGATGAAGTCGACCTTGGCCCGTGGGTGCCGAACGCTCCGCCGGCTTACGGCAAGACGCTGCCCATTGTTTTCGGCACGGCTCGGGCTCCGGGCCGCGTCGTCCTGGAGACCGTCTCCTACGTCACCGACCAGTTCTTCGGCGGCACCATCTCCGCTGACGAGTGCCTCCACAAGAGCGTCCGGGTGAACGCCTTCCGCACGCGCTTCGACGGGTTCTGCAAGGGCGCCGTCGTCGCGTTCGCCGAGGGGACCATCGAGGGGTTCGTCGGGTACTGGCGTGGGGACGACTGGTTCCAGAACGACCTCGCCATGCTGCTGCCGCTGGACCCGTCCACCGTCCCGCAGATGGCCATCCAGACCCAGAACGGGTCGAGCACGACGGCCTGGACCGCCCTCCTCCCCGGGCAGTCGTCGCCGACCTTCTGGCCGCCAGGGTGGAACGCTGACGGTGCCGCGAACGGCATCTGGGCCGCGAACGAGGCCTCGCACCCGAACTATCAGGTTCCGCTGTTCGGCACGGCGCACGTGCGCGCCTTTCCCCTGGTCTACGGCTCCAGCCGCAACGAGCGACCGAAGCTCTCCGCCGAAATCCGCGGGCTCAACCGCGCCTCGGGCGGGCCGGCGGGCCTGACCGACGACGCGAATCCAGCCGACGTCCTCGTGACGCTGCTCACAGCCGCCCGCTTCGGCGCGGGGTGGTCTGCCGGTGACATCGAGGTCGACGTCGGCGCGGACGGGACCGCGGCCTCTTCGTACCGGCGCTACTGCCAGGCGATGGGGTTCTACGTCTCCCGGACGCTCACCGGCGAGACCTACTTTGACGCCGTCGAGTCGCTCCTCGAGGCCACGGACTCCGTCGTCGTCTGGTCGGACGGCAAGCTCAAGGTGCGCCCCCTCGGGACCTCGACCGTCACCGCCAATGGCTGCACGTTCACCCCCTACCTGGGCGCGACAGCCATCACCGAGGTCGACCTCGGCAAAGGGCCCGTCGAGGTCGAGCGGGTGCTTTCTTCGTCCATCATCAACTCGCAGTCCGTGCGGTTCAAGGAGCGCCTCTTCCAGTACAAGGAGACGACGGTCGAGGCGACCCTGCCGGCCGACGTTGTGGCCCGAGGGGTGGTCCGCGGCGAGGTTCTGGAGAACCCGTGGATCACGCGGCGACAGCACGCCTTCGACCTGGCCAACGTCCGCGTCGCGCGGGCGAACGCGACGCGGAACCGGTACCGCCTCAAGCTGGGGCCGCGGCATGGCCTCCTCGAAGCCTTCGACCTCCTGGCCATCACCCACCCATCGCTCGGGTCGGGCGCGGTGACGGTCCGCATCGAGTCCATCGACGAAGACTCGGCCGGCGCGCTGTCGGTGGAGGCGGTCGAGTGGCCCCTGGCGGTGTTCATCGTCGCCTCGACGGCGCAGTCGGCCGACGGCAGGTTCTTCTCGGCTGTGGTGCAGCAGCCGGCCTCGGGCCTGAGCCTCGGCGGCGCGGCGAAGGGCGCCATCGACGCCACCGTCCCGCTCCGCGAGACCTGGGACCGCTACGACCTGAGCAGTTGGCTTTTCGTCCAGGGGACGAGCTCGAACGTCTCCTTGCAGTCGGGGGGGCAGGCTGGTGGGTCCGTTCTGCGCGCGGCCAACCTGACCTGGATGGAGTGGTCGACGAACCTCGTCTTCGATCCCACGCGCCTCTACAAGCTGCGCTTCCGCGTTCGGCAGACGGTAGATCCGACGACGGGAGGCAAGGAGCTCTACGCCGGCCTGGCTGGCGTCGCTGCTGACGGCTCGACACTGGTCAACACCAGCGGGGCGAACTCGCACTCCACGCAACACTACGGGCCCGCCGCGGTCACGCAGACGGTCGCGCAGGGCTGGGTCGAGTACACCTACTACTGGCAGGGCACGGCGGCGACCGGGACTGCCGGCGGGACCACGCCGCAGACGGCGGGCAAGCTGCACCAGAACGTGCGCTACATCCGGCCGCTGATGATCCTGAACTACAACGCCGGCGACGGCACGGCCGAGGTGGACCTGCTCGAGCTGACGGAGGAGACGCTCGCCGGCACGGCTCAGGTCACGGCGGACTCGGCCGTGACGCTGGCGGGGAGCAAGGTGCGGGTGAGCTACGGCGCGGCCCCGCACTCGACGCCAGCCACGGGCGATCTGTGGCTGAACGGGGACACCTCGACGGACTGCCCCGCGTCAGGCTGCGCTGGGGTGGTCGGTGGCGGGAACCTGCACCACACCGGCCTGTACCGTCCGCACCGCTACAGCGGGTCTGCGTGGGTGGACACGCGCGATGCCTCCCTGGTCGTGGCGTCGGAGATCGCGGCGGGGGCGA